CAGCTACCGAAAAGGTTATTGAAGGTGTCATAGAAGTACGCGATGGCGTTGCTTATCAGACTTACACGATGGTAGCTAAGTCGGCAGAGAAGATTGCATCAGAACTGGCTAACAAGAAAGCTAATGTACGAATCCAGCGTAATGACAAGCTGTCTAGAACAGATTGGGCGGTTCTTCCTGATAGCCCACTGTCAACTGATGACAAGACTGTCTACGAGAACTACCGTGCAGCTCTACGCGATGTACCTGCACAGGCTGGCTTCCCAGATAACGCACTGCCTGAAAGCCCTGACGAGTCACCATACGCCTCTTGGACATACGACAGCACTAACTTTGTCTGGAACGCCCCACTGCCTAAACCAGAAGGTGAAGCGTCTTGGGATGAAGAGGCTTACCAAGCAGACAATACAACTGGCTGGATAACCATAGGCGCATAGCATGATAGGTGAAATAACTCTTGCTCTAGGTGTGGCTGATAAAGCATATAAAACTATCAAGACCGCTATTGAGCGAGGGAAAGACCTTAATGATATGAGCGCGACCCTGGGTAAGTTTTTTACAGCCCAGGAGCAGATATCAGAAGCTAATGTTGCGAGTCGGGAAAGATCAAAAACAGCCAGGCTTATCGCAGGTAAATCTATTGAAGAGCAGGCCCTGGAAATTGCAATGGCCAAAAAAAAGATGGAGACCTACGAGAAAGAGCTAAAGATGCTTCTTATATACACCAATAATGGGGACGTATATAGGGAGATGCTAAAACAAAGACGTATACTAAAAACCAGGAAGCTTGAGCAGGCTAGGATTGATGCAAGGCGAAAAGCAGATGTTCAAGATATCGTTATGATAGCATTAGGTCTTGGGGTGTCTGTCGCAATGGTTTTTGTAATGATAGGATTTATTGCTCAGGTTAGTGCAAATCCAGAGTTGTATATTTAATTATGGCTAAAGACTCAAAATTAGAAAAAGCAGGTGTTAGTGGTTATAACAAGCCCAAAAGAACTCCAAAGCATCCAACCAAGTCGCACGTTGTTGTAGCGAAAGAGGGGGATAAAGTTAAAACGATTCGTTTTGGGCAGCAGGGAGTTAAGGGAGCAGGTAGTAGCCCTAAAACAGAAAAGGAAAAGGCTAGACGCAAATCGTTTAAGGCTAGGCACGCTAAGAATATATCTAAAGGCAAGATGAGCGCGGCATATTGGGCCGACAAGGTAAAATGGTAAAACTATGGCATTAGTACCATTAGAAATACCCCCAGGTATATATAGAAATGGCACGGACCTACAGCAGTCAAGTAGGTGGCGCGATTCGAACCTGGTTCGGTGGGTAGACAACACTATGCAGCCGGTAGGTGGATGGAAGAGAAGATCTGTTATTGCCGCTGATAACAAAATCCGTGGACTGCTTACCTGGACAACGAATTCAGATGTGCGGTTTGTGGCTGCAGGAACTTATGCAAACCTCTACGCTTATAACGCTGCAGGGACACGGTACGATATAACCCCTGCTGGGTTTACTGCTGGCAGAGAGGACGCAAATGCCTACACGGGTTATGGTTCTGGCGCCTATGGGTATGATGAGTATGGTGTTGGCAGGCAAGATATAACAACTATAGACCCTGCCACTACCTGGTCCTTAGACACCTGGGGAGAGTACCTGGTTGCGTGTTCATCAGACGATGGAAAGATCTATGAGTGGGAAATTGACACAGCCTACACTGCTAATATTGTGAGCAACGCACCAACTGGTAATGTTGGCATAGTTGTAACAGATGAAAGGTTTATTTTTGCACTAGGGGCATCTGGTGACCCCAGGAAGGTCCAGTGGTGTGATAGAGAAAACAATACGGATTGGACTCCTTCAGCAACTAATGAAGCTGGTGACATATTGCTACAGACAGCCGGCAACATAATGTGCGGTATTAAAGTAAAAGGCCAGACTCTAATACTGACAGATATAGATGCTCATTCTGCTACTTACCAGGGACCACCGTATGTGTATGGTTTTGAGCGAGTTGGGACATCTTGTGGCATAGCATCTAAAAAAGCTGTAGCCAACACAGATTTTGGCGCACTATGGATGGGCAAGAAGGCATTCTTCACCTATTCCGGTGGTGCTGTTTCCAGGATACAGTCAGACGTATCAGATTATGTTTTTTCGGATATTAATGAATCCCAAATAAGTAAGGCTTTTGCTGTAACCAATTCTAGGTATTCAGAGGTCTGGTGGTTCTATCCATCGCAAGATGCTACAGAGTGTAATAGGTACGTCTCTTTTAACTATTTAGAAAACACCTGGTCCATAGGGCAGCTAGACAGGACCGCCGGTGTAGACCAGGGCGCATTCAGATACCCGTTATATGCTGCAGCATCTGATAACCATTTTTACGATCATGAGAAGGGCTTTGTTTATGACAATTTAACGCCATTTGCAGAGTCGGGTCCAATTAGTATTGGGGATGGTGAGCAGGTAGCAAGTATTACTGAAATGATTCCTGATGAAAAAACCCAGGGTGATGTTAATGTGACATTTAAGACCAGGTTTTATCCAAACGACACAGAAACATCTCATGGGCCTTTTTCTATGTCGAACCCAACAAGCATGAGATTTACAGGTAGGCAGGTCAGAATGCGGGTGGAGGGTCAAAGACTCGCTGATTGGCGTGTTGGTGTTAATAGGGTAGAAATAGTGGCCGGAGGTAGGCGTTGAGCGAATACATCCCACAGCCAGGCGGAAACACCTGGCAGACATGGGCTAATAGCCTTAACAAGTACCTGGCGCAAATAAGGTCAAAGCTAAGGCAAAAGACAGTAGATGAGTCAGCGTCTGATGACGGTCTTATATTATGGGACAGGGACAAGAAGTACCCAGTAGTATCCAGGGATGGGGAATATGTACAAATTATCCTGGAAGATGGACATGCTGATTTAGGCATATCTGCAGACGTCACCGCAGCCCTAGTAAATACTGCATACCCATTAACATTTGACACTCCTACAAATGCCAAGGGAATATCATTAGGGACACCAGCCAGTAGAATAGTGTTTTCAGAGGCGGGAGAGTACCTTTTGAGCTTTACAGCACAGATTGCATCTACATCATCTAGCACTGTTAATTTTTGGTTCTGGCCACGCAAGAACGGTGTAGATGTTACTGGAAGCACCATAAAGTCATCTTTACACCAAAATAACTCTACCACCGTGGTATCTAGGGCCGCCTTGTTTACTGTGGAAGAAAACGACTATGTAGAGGCTATGTGGGCTGTAGATTCTACAAGCGGATACTTAAGCAACGCCCTTTCCACTGCATTTGCCCCATCCACGCCAGCGGTGACTTTATCTATAACAAGAATACATGGTTGATAATCTAGTTAAATGCAAAGAATGGATTGAGGCTGCCCTGGCATATAGTGGCGGCACACACAACATAGATGATGTTTTCCATGCTATACTCGAAGGGCGCATGCAACTATGGCCTACAGAAAAGGGCTGTTTAGTTACTGAAATATTGGTGTACCCTAGAAAAAAGGTGTTACACATATTTCTTGCAGGCGGTGAATTAGACCAGCTGACTGATATGCACGATGATGTCATTAAGTGGGCAAAGCAGCAGGACTGTTCCGCCTTAACGCTGTCAGGAAGGCGGGGATGGTCCAAGGCATTAGAGAAGTTTGGCTGGAAGCTACAGCTAGTTAATTTATCAAAAGAGATCTGATATGAGCGGTGGAAAAGGCGGTAGCCAGACGACACAAGTAGAAATCCCACAATGGCTGTCAAACGCAGCACAGGCCAACTTGGCTCAGGGTAGGGATGTATCTAAGATTGGATACACACCTTATTATGGTCCAGATGTTGCAGCATTAACCCCCACCCAGCAGGCTGCCAGGTCAAATATAGGCCAGTTTGCTCAAGCTTTCGGTATGCAAGGCCTGCAAGAATCAGCACTACCACAGCCTACGCAGTACGCTGGAGGTATATCAGGATATTCATCTGGAGGTCTTTACGATCAGGCTGTACAAGAATTGGCTGCCAGAAGGCCTGGCCAGTATAGCAAGATGATGGAAAATTTCGTGGATCCATACACCGGCGGCGCTCCACAGGATAGATATTCAAGCTACCTATCTCAGCCAGTGATGCCATCATCAACAAATACGCCTGGCGTAGAAAGTTATGCAAGCACATATAGTCCGCAGGCTCCAGCCCAAAGCAATATTGTTTTGGATGGCAGGGTATACAATTTATCTGATCCAGCTCAACTTGCTCAATATCAAACAGATTACAACGCATCAGTAACGCAGCAACAACAACCACAGCAACCACAGCAACCACAACAACCGCAGCAGCAGCAAGTAACAGCTGAGGCGGCTGTAGCATCCTTAAGAAGTGCGCCAGATTGGAAATCTCTATCCGCGCAGCAAAAAATAGAGCGGGTAGTTGATATGGCCAACCAAACTGGTTTAACAGCTGGTGAGCTGGCCGCAATTCTACCCTACGAAGAATCAGTAATTGACAGGTACATATAATGGCAGGCTCTCCAGGTACACCAGTAATACCAGCGCCTATGACAACAGCCGCAGGCGGCATGGGTGCAGCTAACCCCTATTCAGCTAACAGAATTGAGCAAAGGTTTAATAATTACGGCCCAATGGGTGGTGTGGCCGGTGGTATAGCTGAGTCTATGCGTGGTGCAGCCACTGAGATGGGTTATCAGCCAGGTCAGATCGGGGCGCCGATGGCACAAGCAACCGGCTACCAGGCAAGCCAACTGGCCGGCACATCAATGGACCCTTACATGAACCCGTACACCGAACAGGTTATAAGGGGTAATGAGCGCGATATTCTTAGGGGCGCTACTATGGGATTAAACCAGCTAGGCGCACAGGCACAAGCAGCCAGGGCGTTTGGTGGGTCTAGGCAGGCTGTCACAGAGGCAGAACTAGGCCGTGACGTCTTGCAGCAACTAGCACAGTCATCTGCAGGATTACGCCAGCAAGGCTTCCAGCAAGCACAGAATGTAGCGTTGCAGGATATTGCTGCACAAAACATGGCATCTCAGTTTGGTGCTGGTGCGTACAACCAGGCTTCTATGCAGAACGCTGCTAACATGCTTGCCGCACAACAGGCCAACCAGCAGGCAGGATTGGCAGGATCTCAGCAAAGGTTATCTGCTGCTAGTCAGCTAGGGTCTTTGGGTAATTTAGGCTTCGGTATGGTTCGTGATGTCAATCAGGATCTGATGCAGCAGGGCATGCTTGAGCAAGCAATACAGCAGGCGCTTATTGATTCGGCTAAGACACAATACGGTGGGTTTGTAGGCGCACCACAGACAGCTCTAAATACGCAGCTGGGTGCATATGCAGGATCTCAGACCGGCGAACAGACACAGACCACCGCTAAACAACCTGGTCTATTTGATTATCTCCAACTTGGAGCATCGTTCGCATAATGAACCCAATGGACGCTATGGTCATGGCGCAGCAGTACCAGGCGCCACAGGGACTCTTACAGCTACCTACTGCAGGATTACTACAGGTTCCTGATATGAGCGCCAGTTACACAGATATGGGTGTGTCTGATGAAGAAATACGAAGAAGATTGGGTTTAGGCCCGACAGATAAAATAACACCGGATATGAGGATTCAAGTAGCTGGTGAGAGACTTAAAGAAATACCTAGCAACATAATGGCGGTCCCTGGAAATATTATGGAAGCTGGTAAAGCTGTTGGCTCAGGATTACTAGATTTATTTAGGTAGGTAGCAAAATGACAGAAGAAGAATATCTACAGATGATGATGGCGCAGGGTGGATCGCAGGGCGGTTTACTTGGTGGCGGATATAGCCCACCATCATTCCCTTCCGTTACTCCAGAGCAGCAAGCTATGGTAAGTCAATCGCCGGTTCGCACCAGAGGACAGGGCATAGTTGGCGCTATTGGTGGGCTTCTTGGTGGGCGTGGCCGCGCCGTTGGTCCTGGACTACAGCAAGCTTCACGCGCAATCTATGGCGATGACGAAATCACTAGGCTTAGAAGGCAGAATGCTTTTGCGGCTATGACGCTGAATCCTAACCAGGCTCTGATTACATCCAATGCTGCGCAGATAAAGGGTCTTCAGGAGCAGGACTTAGCTACAGCTAGCGCTGCTGATATTGCGGAGTATTTAAGGGGTCGAGGCAGGCATGCCGAGGCAGCATTAGTAGAGAGGAATCCTGAGTTAGCATCAACGGTTTTGGCTCCCGAGTTTAGAGCAGGAAACACATACGCACCTCAAATGGATCCGAAAACTGGGGAATACTATGTAACCCGCGTCACGCCAACAGGTGAAGTTGAAATATTAAAGACAGGGCAATTTGGCGAAACACCTGAGACAGAAGGTCAGAGAGAACTGCAAGCTCAGCTTACACTGCAAGACAGGCAAACAGCCATGAGCCGCGGCGTAGAAGCGATGGGCGCTGCAAATATATTGCAAGGAAATGTCGAAAAATACATACAAGCGTTAAAAGCTTCAGAAAGCGGGGCTCAGAGCGGAGCCATCCGTCAATTTCTTCCTGCGTTAGACGCACAAACAGCTCAACTAAGAAGGCTCGGCAGTTTGCTTGGTATAGATATTATAAATAGCGCGACATTTGGCGCTCTCAGTGCAACAGAGTTAAATCTTGCGCTTTCAACAGGTTTAGACTTGTCTCTGCCACCTGCAGAATTGCAGGAAGATCTGAGAAGGAGACTTGCTGCAAGTCAGAAGCTTTACGATGAATATATAAAGATTGCCGAAACACTTTCATCTGGCGATGTTTTGTATTCCGATTATATCAAGAGTATACCGCACACTCCGCTGGTTCCCCCGCAGGATATGGAAGGCAACTTCCTGGTAAGTCCTGCAATATGGGATCAATTTACAAGGGATGAAAAAGTCGAATTTTTTAATGAAGGGCGTAAATAATGGCTGAAAGACAAGAACAGCTTACGCCGAAGCAGTTAGCCATACTTCAAAAATATGAAGGTGGTCCTGCGCCTGCCACTGACGGTCTGACGGAAGGCCAGCGCCGTATTGTAGATAAATATCAGCCGACCACTGCAAATAGTAATTTGACGAGTATTCAGGACGCAAACTTGTATCAGGGCGGTAATTATCCCCCGCTATCGGGTACGTTAAGGGCTGGCGCACAAGGTCTTACACTCGGCTTTGGCGAAGAAATCGAGGCTATGATTCGCTCTGCAATGCCAGGCGGTCCTGAGTATGAGCAAGCCAGGGATCAGTTAAGGCAAGAGATAAGATCATTTAGACAAGCATATCCTGGAACAGCTATAACAGCAGAAATTGTTGGCGCCATGACCACTAACCTTATACCTGGCGTTGCCGCAGTAAGATCCGGGCAATTAGCAAAAACCACTATGCCAAGGCTCATGGGCGTAGGTGCGACAGAGGGCGGTATATATGGCCTTGGC